TACTTCTCCGTTATACTCCGTCAGAACGCCTGAAAATACTTCAAGCTCTACACCTGCTTCTGTGGTGTACTTTCCGTTTTGGATTTCTACTGGCTGGCCTTCTTCGTCAATGGTCTTAACCTCCACTCCAGCAGCTAGTTCTTCCGCGTCAGTAACCAGCATCTGACCGTCTTCTAGCTTTGCCTCTGCATATAGCTTGCGCTTGCCTGTCAAAAGATTCTTAATCTCGTTCAGAGTGTCCATAATTGGATTTGCTCGTTTGCTCATGTTTTCAATTTTGTCTACAAAATAACCTTCAATAGAAAAACCCTGTACCTCTTGCTCCTTGACAAACTTCCACATCTCGTCGTTGGCAACGTGTACTCGAACCATCCATGTACCCTCTGGTACGCTTAGGCCAAAATGCTTTGATTTATCCATCTCTGGATTTGTAACAACCCATGACTCTACTACAGACACGTTGTCGATTGCGTCCTGATGCTCAAAGGTGTGATCGTTGGTGCGGTTCTGCTTGAGGTACATTTCAGCGGCCTGCTTGACTGTATCCTTAGAAAAGTAAACGTCGTACTCTTCGTCTTTAAGCTCATCGTATCGTGGGATGTGCTTGTCAGGAATTAAAGCAGGGCCAATGAGCATTCGCTTCTCTTCGTCCTCTACGCTGGCTAAAGAAACAAACTTGTCTTTCTTACCCTCCTTGGAAAAGAAGATAAAGTTCTCTTCAATGGCTGGGTGCTTTACTAAACTGATAGCTTCAACCGCGACCTCAGACTCGTCACCAATAAGTAGTTCAATTAGCTTACGCTCCATATCTCTGTTGTTTAGAATGAACGGTAGTAGTATTGGGCTTGGTCGTGTATGCCCTCAACTCCTTCAATTAACTCTTCTATGCCTTCTGCTGCGTTTTCCGCGTCATAGCCTGCTCCTCTATCTACTTCAGAATAGAAATGTTCTAATAAAATTTCAAGCGTAGACGTTAAATCTTGTGCTTGTTTTTTAATTAGATTCAGTTCGTAGTCTGCGTTACTTTCACCTCTCATATCTCTGTTGTTTAAGCGTATTTTCTGTACAGCGCATTGTCAACTATCTCAAAATCAACGCTGCGATCATCGTAAGTGACTACCAGCAATTCCTCCCAATTTTCATCATCATCTAAATTGACCACGATAAAATCATCATCCATGTAATGATACAAAGTAAATAAAGGAGTCAATTTGTATTCTTCACCATAGTCTAAAGAGTCTAAAAGACGTGGTGTAATTTGATCTAGGGCTTCATCTAATTCACTCATATCTCTGTTGTTTAAACAAATAATTGCACATAAACGATAAAGTCTCCGTTATCGTCTTCTGTCCAATAGCCAAAATCATAATACTCGTCGTTCTCCATCCACTCAGGAAATTCTTCTCTAACGAAAGCATCTAATTCAAACCTTTTAATGTCATCAATAAAATAGTCAAGCGCAAACTTGCTTACGTAAAACGCACTTGCCCTTTCGCTTGGTAAATAACCTATGTACTCAAAATCAGTTTCATCTGCTAAGAAGTCACCAAATGCTTCTTGCGCTCTATCGTTTGCGTATGCCATATCTCTTTTGTTTATAGGTAGCTAATTTCTGCGTCTGGCTCTTCATTTTCCAAATCTGCCATGATTCCATCTAAAATATATTCGGCATCAGGATCATTCACTGTTACCTCAACCATTCTTCGCATATCGCCACGCTCTGCATCGACATAGCCGTAATCATCAATGTAAATATCTAAATCACCTTCGCCTGCACCTCGTGAATCTAAGTAGTCGTGTACTTCGTTAAATGATAATCCTTTTATTTCTATAATCATATCTCTGTTGTTTAATAGCCGTATGGATTAACAACGACGTCTTTATATGAATCAACTTCTAATACAATATTGTATACCGCTTCGATGTCGTAGATAGCATCCATTACTTCCCGCACATCAATTCCTAAATCTTGTGCAAAATTTCCAATATCAGCCAGTTTATAATTTCTGCCCGAATCATACATACGGGCAACAAGGTTTACATCGTATGCTTGTTCAAATCGTCTTACATAATCCATATCTCTGTTGTTTAAACTTTGCTGTCAGGGTATTGGTCTGCGTATTCGTACGCATCCCACATATCCTGATTCTTGGCGTAAGCATCTTCGCCAACGTAGATTCCTCTGCTAATGCCGCTAATAAAAACTATCTCAATGTCGTTGGACATCTCGTAACTAAAATTGTCCATGACAAATTCTTCAGCTTCCCAATCGGTAAGAATAGTTGCTCCTTCGTCGTAGTATTCTAGTTCTGCTAATTTTACTGTATCCATATCTCTATTGTTTAAACTTGTGTTGCGTCAAATCCGTTTGCGTGCATAACCTCTAGAATGTCTTGAGCTGCCATAATACTATCAGCCTCTACAACACATGCCATCATGCCTTTGCTTCTGTAGTGCAAAACATACACGTCAAGATCGTGCAGCTTCAATACATGCTCTACGTCGCGCCAGTGTTCGTGTACTAAAATATCCATTTCTTTATGTTTATAGCAAAATATACATAAATTTATACATATATACAAGCAAATAAGCTGCATTCACAAAACCCTCTACTTATAAATATACCTATCACTGTAGGTGTAACCTTTTTTCGAGCGCACCCTGTGACTGCATTTGACCCTGCAATTCACTCTGTACAATAAATGCCTGATTTGATTGAGGCAATGACAACTGACGGTCACCTACACCTTGAGGTACTAATGCCTTTGTCATACCGCCTCGACCACCGCCTCCCCCACGACCAACCGAACCTCCCCCTGCTCCTGCCTGATCAAGTATGCTTTTAACTTGCGCAAACGAACTAAGAGCTACACCAATCATTTGCGCAATAAACAACGGTGCTGTAAACGGTGCTGCTGCGCCTGTTTGTTCGGCTGCTTTTAACGCTCCAGTAATTGCACTTTGTACAGCTTGCGCTTGAGACAACAAGATACTTGTAATGGCAAATGCTTTTTGAGCATTCGACCCTTCAGCCGCTAACCTTTCTAACCCAGTGCTTATATCCTCTGCTGCTCTAAACTGTGCTTGCCTAGCTGCACCCTCAAGACTTATTCTTTCTAAATTATCTTTAAGAGCTTTATCTTCAGCAGCCTTTTTTTCCCAATAATTAGTCCAATATTTCTCTGTTTGCCTGTCAATAATAGCATCTAACTCTGCCTCCTCTGCTTTTGCCGCATCTATACGTGCTTGTGCTAATTCTTGTTCAGCATTAAATTGAGCCATAGGGTCAGAGCCGTCATCCTCCCATAATTCTGCCTCTTGTTCACGCTCTAATTGCCGTACAAATTCATCTCCGTACTTAAGCCGTCTAGCCTCTAGCTCTCTCTGAATTCGAGCGGCTTCATTTTGTCGCTCAATTTCTAAAGTGCGCTCCGTTTCAATTGCTAGTTGCTCTAAAATAAGAGCGTTAAATTCTGATTTTAAAGTATTTATTTGTTCATCAATACCTGTTTGTGCCTCGTCTACCTTTTGCGAACGAAACTTACTATTTGCTAAGAAATCGTACCATTTAATAGCGTCTTGTGCGTCTTCGTTTCTTTGCGCATCAATTGCTTGTAGTACGTCACGTTGCTGGGCCTGTAAATCCTCTAGTTTTAGTTGGCGTTCAATTGCTAAGTTGAAACGTTCAAGACCTTCTGCCGTGGTAATGTCTAGATTCTGCACTTCCCGCAGGCGCGCTCCCATTGTTGCCAAAGCCTGATTGCGTAAATCGGCACTAGCTGTACTGTCATTAACCGTGTCAATATATTGCTGATTGGCTGTGACATAAGAATTTACTGCTTTTGTACCTGCCTCAATTCGTTTGTTGTAGGCTTCTTGTTTTTCGTCAACGCCAGTCAGCAGGTTGCTAATTTTTTCCCAGTTCTCAATTAGCGATTCCAACGCTAAAATTAACAGACCAATACCGAGTCCAGCAAATGCACCCTTGAGAAATTTTAAGCTCCGTCCTAACCTACCTACAGCGCGTTGAGTAGACTGAAACTTACGAATCATCATCTGAATGTTGCGAGGCAACAATCCACTAAACAGGTTGGCAAAGGCTCCGAATTCCTTAGAGCTGGCTTTTGCTGCGCCCCGTGCTTTTTCTTTTAACGCATCTACCTCATCACCTACTTCTTTGATGTTCTGTTTTGCGTCCTCAACTTCTGCGACAACTTTCGCTTCTACGTTAATCGGTTTAGCCATTTTCTAGTGTCAGTTTAATTTTGCGCCACAGCTTGCCGTCTAATGAATAGCGACCATACCATTGTTTGTACAGTGGGCTACCCTTATATATACGTTGATTCATTAAATCGATAGTGGGTACAACTCCTCGACCTACGTTATTTATAAACTCTTTCACGTTAGATAAATTTAATGACACTCATTGCCGTTAAGCGTACATGTGCAAAAAAGCGAATGATATGATTAGCCTGACCCGTAATTCTTAAATTCAAAACAGCAGGTCTATTTGCGCCTACAACAATTTGCCAAGAAACACCGTGAACGTTAGTGTGATCGGATTGGTGACTAATTGTATGAAAACTACCTACCTCACCTCCTCCTCCTCGAAATGTTTTCACTGTACCTGTTAGTTTCATAGTGTCTACATCACCAACCGTTCCCGATGTACCGCCCGTTTGCATTGCAACAATGTCAATTTCGGCTGCATAAATCATATTGGGTGCTATCTCTATATCGGTGCCTCCACTTAATAAATTCATGCTAACTGCTTTGTTGCCAGTGGTGGTTTTTTCCATACCAAACTCCATCACATTTACGGTGTAATCTGAAGCAGAAAAACTCTTATTAAAGCTGTCAACGATTGGACTGGGTGTAGGCGTTGCTCCTCCATTCAAGGTATAAGCCGTCTCAAACGATGGTACAGTCGGATTGCCCCCTATAGTTGGGCTGACCGATTTGTAAAAGCAATCTCTATCTACGCTGTCGTATTTGTACCCAAAGCGTTCACAACACTCTCTGTTTACTATGACCGCTGTTCCGTCTGTGACTGACACAAAATCAACTGTTCCGTCGGAATTGTATGTGTCTGGTCGTTGCGTGCAATCCCAGTCCCCCTGATCAATAACCTTAAGCAATTTGACTTTACACGGTGTATTGCCGCTAACTACGTAATTATTTACGCTTAAAACGCGCCAATAGCTATCGGCAATCCATATTTTATCATTAAACCGTAAATCCCTTACGTCTTGAGGGCTTAGGAATACAGAGCAGTTCATTAAACGTGCGTCCGCATTGTATATGTTATCAATGTAACTAGCCCAGTATTTACGAAACATAAAAAAGAACGGCACGCCATTAACTAATGGGTGCGTGTCATCATCAGGGTAGTCATAACCCCAATTTAAACTTACTGTATCTGCCGCTATTGGTGTTGCGCTGTATGCTGAAAAATAGGGGTACTGCGTAATTGTGTCGCCCTCTATATCAAAATTATACCCATTGCCAATGTCTTGCAGTCTATGGTAGTAAGCTAGGATTGGTTTATTGGTGATTTTTTTTGCACCATTTTCGCTGTTAATCCATTGTCGGCTTACTAAGACATTAGGCACAAGTGATTCTTCTGTCTGTGAGGTTTTACGAATTGCCTGTGTCCTTAGTGGGACAAACACATCTCCAATTTCTTCATCCTCAACTGCAAAGTCGTTCGCGTTTTCATAAATAAATTTACCCTTTACCCAATTCCAGTTACGTTGCCACCACTCGTTTTTGTGGTCTTTACCTTCTGCGTCTGAGTAGATGATCCGTTTCTTTTGTAAACTGGTTGTTGGCTCAATCACCTTGGCTTGACTGACATCTAGTTTTTTTGTCCAATCCTTTTTTACTCCCCCGTTAAAATATTCCACAGCCGTTTCAACTTTTAAAACTTTAGGTGAGTCGATGTCAGGCTCTATAATAATATTAAACTTGTCTACCATCGCTTTAAACCACTCATCTAGAGTAAGCTCAGGCATGTTAGTTGCCATATCAACTACAGCACCCGTTGGATTTTCTGTGTCGTATAAGGGAACGCTAATAAATGAGTTGTCGCCACTGATTGACGTATTGATAATTATATCGCTTGATCCTTCCGCGCCTGCCTGAAAGTTAACTTGTTGGGATGCAGTGCATGTCATTTGAAACGTTCCTGTGTAAACGTATCCTGCGTTACTAGCTGCTGGTATTAGAACTTGGTCGCTAAATGACTGCGTATTGCTACTTACATTGAAAGAAAAATAGTAATCATTGGTCTGTGCTGTAGACAAAACAAGCTGCACAGAGAATACAAACGTCCCTTCGAACGGAGCTATAAAGACACCTGTAGTAAATAAATTGTCAGGGTCAAAAAACGGTGCTGATTCGTTGCTTGGCAATAGCGTAACAAGGGCTTGTGGTGTAGCTGCTGGTAACGTGACATTCGACGTAAACCCAACCTTTGCTCCATACAGTGGTCTTGTTGAAACTACGTTCTGCTCAGTTGCCAAGAACATGTACAACTCAGTAAATCTTGTGCTTGTTAATTCAGCACAATATTCAGCAGTGTACCCTGCAAACTTTAAGATTGCATTCATTAAGAATTGCACCCTAATTGCAGGCTTTAAGTGAGCTACTTTAATGTTCCAGTTAGAATTCAGCCCAGTAAAATAACCGCTTGACCCAGATAGATACCAGCCAAACGGATAATAACCGTGGTCAACAAAAGGGTAAACGATTGTGCCATTACCCACCGATCCGTTAGTTATGTCATTATTGACATCCCACGAATCTTTGACGTTACCGACTGTAAGTGCATGGTCTAAATCAACACCGAGGTAGGCGAATAAATCATCAAATGACTTACCGCGTATAGCACGAAAAAAGTCAGCAGTTGTGCCTAATACATTGACGTTGTACTGGTCTTTGTTTACGTTGTTCAGTTGTAGGATACCGACTAAAACTACAATGCCTTCATCAAAAACCTCTACTGTTGTCTCGCTATATGCAGACCATGTGCCTTCTGCAATATTGACTTCGTGGTAATGATTAAAGAACTTGTTGTTTTTTTTAGTACGTGGCAACTTAAAACTCAAACTATGCGGACTGCTCCGTTCTGACAGTTTGGTGTTGTTCTGTATCTCAAAGTTTAACTCAACTCGCGGGTCTTTTAAGTCAAGGCTGACCGTATCTGCTCCGTCTTGAGATTTAGCTAATACTTCTGTCATATCGTAGGCTTATAACGTGACTCTTCAATGTTCACTGTGTAGACAATACCCTTGTCGTTAACGCTAGTCTGAAAATCAATGCCTGTGTCTGTCACTACACATCCTCGCCAAGCACTATCATAATACCATAGCACTGTCGGACTGCTCATTAAACTATCAATGACTCTATTAAACTCCTCATCTTCTGCGTCGGTGTTTAACTGCCATGTGTTCGTAGTTTTTACATTGCTTACCTTCAAACCCCCTTCGTATGGTTTGGCCGCATAGTCTATACCTGTTCCGTTTGCGTTATACGAATTACCTGTAACCTCGCGATAGTCCGATTTTTGTATGCGCTGTTTGTGTACGTTGCGAGAATAAAAAGTATAGTAATCCCAACCCCCTAATTCATTCCACCATGCTAAACGAATAGGAGTGTATTTGCACGCACCTTTCCGTGTAATCTTGTATTGTGCGCTGGTTTCAGTGCCGCTTAGCGTTGTGCTGCTTGCAGTTTGTACCGTATAGTATGACCACCCTGTATTGGCAGAAGGCTTTAGGTTTGCTTCTGCGCTCTGAGTTTCTAGGTTAGCTGGATAAATACCGAAATACAAAAAGAACTCAAACGCTGAGCTGGCTGAAGATGGCGAAGGGCTGGTTGTAAAGTAACCGCTGTGTAAAGCTGTTCCGTCACTCTCATAGTACGCTACATGGATGTATGCTGGATTGGAATTCCACGGCGCATTGGTCGTTCCATTGATAAATGCTATAATCCCCTGATCGGTTGGCTGTGCAACTAGTTTCTGTGGATTGTAGACTGACAGCAACTTTGATGTCTTCGAATCAAGAATGTAATTACTCGCGTTCGTTGTGTCATAGTCATTAAACACTGGTGTGAAAGTGCCGTTGACCACATAGTCTGTTGTTGTCACCGCTGCCGCTGGGTACTGGGTTGGTTCGTCATTTGCAGTTGCTGCGTACTCATAAAAAAACTTTAAGGTAAAAGCATCCATTGAATTGGGAGCTGTAGTCATTGACCCTATAGCGTGTTTATTATGGTCTTGCGAGACATACGACTGCAAAATGCGTGCGACGTTAAAAACGCCAGAATCAGAACCATTAGGCAGTTGCTTTAATGTCGCGACTGTAACTGAGTTGCGAATCACTTGACATATATACCTAAACTTAGGTTGAGATGTATTCGTGTCCTCTGTTACAACGTAAACAATTTGATCGGCTGTGCCTAGCAAAGTTGGTGTTGGCTCTTGTGTTATTGTGATTGCCATTAAAGTTCTAATTCGATATTAAACTTAAGCGGTAGGCTTTTTTTAAAAAAGTGGTACACGTCAGAAGCAAATGCTCTAGCTATTTTGTCTCTGTGCTTATCAAACAATATACGCATTGGTGGACGTATGAACGGAGTTGGCTCAATTCCGTATTTGTAAATATTAGTGGATATGGCGCGTACCAAACTTTTACGCGGAATAAACCTGCCTTTGGCATCTCGTGCGTCTTTGATTGGTTTCACTACAACCCACTTATCAATGGCTGGTATTAGCTTTCCTTTCGGGCCAGTGCCTGATCCAAACTTAAATGGGCTGACTGGTGCTTTCTTATTGTTTACCGCACCCTGCACACCTTGCTCTACGATGTCCCAGTAGTCAGCCCCTTCAAATGTAAACGTCAGTGAGAATTGATTCTTTTTTGTTGCGTACTCATAATTCATTGAGTTGCGTAAATTCCCCGAAGCGTTTTTCCCTTCTGCATCAAGGATTGCACGCGCTCGTTTTATGACTGCCTTTGCATATTTATCAAAGGATTTTTGCGTTCTGTACAGGTCTAGCTTATGCAGTTTACCACCTATCTCTATCGTGTATTTAATAGAGGGCATTACACAAATTGGTTGAGCTAGGTAACTTAATGGTAAATGATGCTGACCATCCTGTTAGGCTGTTAGTCATTCGTGCTGCAAATGGTTCACACGACACAGGCATCTCAAAAGACCATTCGGGCGGCACAAAATTGTTGACGTTCGATTGCGCTAGGTGAAACGCTGCGATGACATCCTGCATAATACCAAACGTGTCTGTATAAACCT